TGGACATCGACCGTCTTACTGACGCCGGATCCCACAACCGGGTTGGCCTCAAGCTTCGTCGTGCCGTCAATTGCCGTGGTGACGGGATAGACCGTGACAGTGTGCGGATACTTGACCCATGCCATTAGTAACCAACCTTGATGTAGCGGCTAACGGTTTGCTCAAATGCGTTGGTCAGCCGGTCAATCGTGCTTCGGTCTTTCTCGGTGGAAAACTTCACTTGACGATCGCCTTGCTTTTGGTCTGAAATGGATCCTGCATCGCCTGCCATCTGAGTCAGAACTAATGCCGCCGCTTTGGAAAGAATCGCCTGAAATACGTCGCTCGGCATCGTCTGCGCGTATCCCAGCTTGCCGTTAACGAGGATGGCCCCGGAGTCAATGGATGGCGTATCGTTGAATCTGATGGCTTCGACCGGACGCCCAATCGTTGACCAGTTGAGCGGCAACAGTTCGTAATGCGTGTACTCGGTAAGCACGGTGCCGGTGCCGGTTCCCGAATATCCCGTGGTGACCGTTGGAGCGGCCCATACGTCGCTGATCTGCAGCTGAACGTTTGCGCCCTGGGGCCATTGGAGCGTGTACCGAACGGCAGTCGCGGCCGAGTCGCCTTCTAACTTCCGCCGTCCGGTACGTTGCTCGAATTCTGCTGTTGCCGTCGCGAGGATCACCGCTTCATCAACTGCCGCTGGCGCAGTGACGCCGATGGACGCTAGAAACGTGGTGAGATCGCCAGTGGTCGGTACAGCCATTGCGTAAAATGTGCCCCGGCGAGGAACCGGGGACTTTGAGAGAGAACCTTAGAACGTCGAAACGTAGGTCGGTTCAGCAACGAATTGACCAGCCGTTGCGAGCTGAGTGACAGGACCCTTCACGTTATCATCAAGCAGGCAGAACATGCTGTTGATAACCGAGTTTGCCACCGATCGAGCCGAGACAAACCGCAAGTAGCGGAACAGTGGGCTTTCCACTTGAATGGAAAGAACCTTGTCCACCGTGGCGGCGGCGACGTCGGTAACGGTTTGAGCTGCACCCGTGATGTCAGTCCATCCGGTTGATCCATCGGCAGAGCCTTGAATCTTGCCAGCGAAGACCGCAGTGGCGATGTTGGTTCCAAAGGTCACAAGCCACGTTGCGCCTTTGTAGCCTTGAGTGTCCACGGCAACCGAGTTGACGGTAGTCGTGCCAGCGGCGAGAGTGTAGGTCGTGGTCGCGGCGTCGTTAGGCGCGACGTGAACGGCGAGTGTGTTGCGGAGTAGGTTCTGCATGGTCTTAGCTCACCTTGATTCGCATTCCTGCGTTTTCGTTGACGACCTGAGCATCGTATGCCGCGAGGAAGCCAAGGGCTTTTCGGGGGTAATACTTTTGGTCAAGGTTCACGACCTCCATGTCGATGGCGTCCGCAATCGCGTAGGACTGCTGGAAGTTCGACAGGATTGCTACCATCGTGCCGGTAGTGATGTTGCCGGTGATACCGGGATCGGTCATGTTTTCCGAGGTGTAGTACGGAAATCCGAGAATGGTTCCCGGCAGGCCAACCGTCAGGTTCTGCGAGTTGTAGACGCCCTGCCCAACCGGGGACCAGAGGTAGTTGTTGGCGGAGTCCTTCAGCTTTCGCACGCGACCCTCAAGGTTGCGGTGAATCAGCCAGTTTGCGCCGTTTCGGAACTGCGACCGAAGACCAGCAAGGCAGTTCACAAAGTCATCAAATCCGATGACGTTCGCGGTGCCGGTGCTGACGGTTCGGCTGGTGCTGAAACCGTTCACGGACTCGGTGAAGACGCCCATCGCTTGGTTTGCGCCGTTGCCGGTCAAGAATTCCTTCTCTTCCTTGGTGGCCTTGGAGTACGCCGCCGATTCCATGACGATGTTGTAGATGTCGAACGCCGAAGACTTCTCCATCAACCGACCAATCGGAACGGTGATTTCACGAAGTCGCGGAGTCAACACGCGCATACCGAAGTTGAGCTGGGTGTCGTCGGTGCCAGATGCCGCCGCTTCCGAAGTCTCAACGAGATCCGAAACGTCAGCCGTCAGTACTGGAACTTCAATGGATGCGCCCTGCGTGATTTGGTAGTTCCGTGCCCACGACCGAATGTAGACCATATTGCGAAGCAAGATGATCAGATCGTTTGCCATCGTGACCGGAGCGAGGTAACCGCCACGAACGTCGCTGCCGACCGTCAGGGTGTGAGTGATTGCCTTCTGCTCGCCATCGGTCAGCTTGTGGCCGGTGATGAACTTAGCGAAAGCGTGCTTCTCTTCCGGGGTGTGCAGCTTGATGTCGTGCAGTTGCTCGGGAGCAACGCGGAGCTTGTCGTTGGGAGTAGACGCCCAGACGGCGTGCGCCTCGGCCTTTTCAGCCAATTCAATACTGTGCTTGAGTGCGTCAAGGTCAGCGAGCATTTGCTCAAACTTGACCTGATCGTCGGCGGGCATTGCGCCCGGCTTTCCGTCAGACAGGGCCATAACGCCCTGAACCTTAGCGGAAAGGCTCTTGTAGTCTTCCTGTAGCTGTTTTAGCATGGTTTTGTTACCGCATTAGGGAAGCGGCGGCCCGGTGCATCAATGCGCGTTGTCGGAGTTCTTCCAGCGCGCTATCGGTTTGCGGGTCGAGTGCTGGCTCATCGTCCTGCGCGAAGCTTTCAAGCATCTGGCTGGTGACCAAATGGATCTGCGCGATTGTTGGGCGGTGTTCCTGCGAGATGTGGCGACCTTTGGCCTGCCGCTCTCTTTCAATGGCGAATGCTCTCTCAATTCCACCAAGCGAGAATTCGAGATGCTCTCGGAGCGTCAGACCATGCGCCGACTCTCCTGAAAAATCGTGTACCTGCCGTGCCTTGGCGAGTTGATTTCGGCCCACCAAAACGATGGACCATTCGAACCACTCGGCGACCTCACGGCAGAACTCAATGCCGTACTTGTACGCCTTAATCGCCTTGGTGTCGAACCGGCTCATGTCCATGCCCTCGCCCTCGGCGGCCGCGAGCAGATCCGCGCCATTAGAAAAGTACGAACAGGTCTGGTAGTTGGGCATGAAGCCGACTGAGACGCTGACGTTCAGCCCCGCGTCCATTCGTTCCTTGGCGATAGTTCGCGCTCGCTGCGCTACTTCGTCGGTATGGAACTGAGCCACGCTGACAAGATCCGAGCCTTCCATGCGACTAGAAACGGGAAAGCCGATTGGCAGGTCGTCCCAGTCATGCCCGACCAAAATCGCGCCGTCTTTGGAAAAGCTCCGTTGTGCGTTCTTAGTCCATGCACCGGGCGCAAAGACGTACCCATCACGAAGGAGTGTTCCTTCGGTGCTTGCCGTAACTTCGATCTGATTATCTTTCAGAGTCGCGGCGGCTTGAAATTCAGCGGTTTTCTTTTCCATTTCTATTCAACCGGGCCAAACGGTGCTAGTCCATCAGAGTCGCGGACGATCTGACACTTACAGTTACTAAGGCAACGGGTGTCTCCCTCTCTTGGATGAGTGAACATAGTTTCTTTATCAAACGGTGAAAGCGTCGCGATGTACTCGCAGTCTGGGCAATGCTCGGCAACACCCAGCTTCCATGTGTATTCAGCATCGTCCGGGGAACCTTGCACGAAGCCTGCGGTGGCAGATGCGCTGGTGTTGTCAGCGTACATGCCCACGCGTTGCCTAAGCGCACCATCAAGGTCCAGAACGCCATCAGCATCGTCATACCGACCATTCTCTACGTCGTCAAGGAAGCCCTGTAGGTACTGCTGTTGAAGGTCGGTAGTGGTGGTCGCAAATCGGTCTAGCTCTTCGTTGGTCGGAGTGCCGCCACCAACTTGAAAGCCGAGCCGGTATTGCTTTCGGTGCGTGTCGTAAATTGCCGCACTGAGCCGCTCTTTCAGATCGACCATGTTCAGGCGTCCAGCCTTGTAATCGTCAAACGCCTGCATCATCACTCGGTCCATCTGATTGATGTTCCGGTTGTGAGCCGACTGCGCCGCCGTGTCGGACTTGATCTTATGAACCTGAGGCGACGGAGTGCGACCGTGCTTTTCTAGGCGAGCAATGTTAGCCGCGCCCATCTTGATGGCCCAATCGCTTAGACCCTGCTTCTTTGGCGTCTCTGGTAGCGGTTGTGCGGCCGCTTGCACCATGAAATAGTTGATACCTTTATCAGCCTTGTCAGGTGGCACGCCGATCTCGCTCTTGGCGGTGAAGAGGTCAATAATGCCCTTCTCCCAATCGCCCCAAGTGATTTCTCGCTTGGCCTTGGTCTCATCCGACATCCAAGTGACATCAGACGTATCCCACGCGTAGCGATAGATCTCGGGATCCAGTGCAAACATTGGGAGCATCTTTTCTGACCATTGCGCCGCCCAATCTTTGAGCGTTGGCAAGATCGTCAGGTTGCCGAGTGCGTTCAATGCCTCTTCAAGATTGCTGTACGTCTTGGATGTGGAAGGCAGTCCAAACGCCATCGGATCGCCGCCAAGTGCCGGGCAGATTCGATCTGTCGGAATGGCGCGGATGATGTCCAGCCCCATATCCTTGGGGCTAAACGTGGCTGGCGACAGGTCCACCGGATACGGGATCATGACCGCTTGGCCGCGTGCGTCTCGGATGGACTCGTTAACCAGATTGCGGATCTCGCGTAGCTGCGTCGGCGTGGCCGCCTGGCCGTTTGCCGGTGCGACCTTTGGAACGATGAACGTCGATGGAGTGGCACCGTTGCGAAGCAGAGAAGCCAGCCAGTTACTACCCTCGTTATCGCTGCTAACCTCGCGAAGTTGGGCGTAGAGTGGCGAGATGCCGCATCGCGTGTCCTTCGGATCGATGCCGTTGCGAACCATGAGGACGTCATCAACCGATAGTTCAACCTGTGCGCCGCCCGGAATGTTGTAGCGATAGTGCGTGACTAGCTTTTCGCCGCCCGCGTTATCTTTGCCCGATTCGACCGAGACCCATGTATGTGGCAGGTACCAGAACCCGATTGGCTGGCCCGAGTTTGATCGCCGGATATAGAGAAAATACTGACCTCGACAATCGGCCGAAAGCTCAATCGCGTTGATGAGCGCGGTGAAGTTGTAATACTCGTTCGGCTTGCGCCAGATGTTCAGGGCTTGGCTGACGGCTGGCCCGGTGGCATTTTCCCACTTGTCTTTTGCCGCGTCGTACTTTTCAATGATGAGCCGACACTCAGACATCATCGTTGCCTTACGATTGATGCAGATGGATACGACTGAGTTGGACCAAAGTTCGCCAGCCTCTTGCGTGTAATCGTAGCGCGAACCACCGAACCAGCCTCGAAAATTGCCCGATGACGGACCCAATGCGGGCGACTGCGGAAGAAATCCGTGCAGCCACTTACGGGCAAGGGTCTTGAGATTCATTGCATTGCTAGTGCCCAATCACTGGGATCAAATCCGTAGCCGGGCTTGCCGATCTTTAGTGGCCACGCCGCCAAAGCCAGCGCACAAACCGTATCGTCATGAAGCCCTTCCGGTGCGTTCATTGATACGTTTCGAGTCTTGGCGTTGAAGGTGTACTCGTAGGCTTTGAGTTCGGATGTCTGGACAGGATCATCGAGCAGGCTTATCGTCTGCTGTTCGATTTTGAGTTGAAGGTTGCTGATCAGGTCGTTCTTGGACTGGTTGGTAAAAATGAAACTTTCAATGTGGCGTCCCGGCATCATCTGCCGAAGCTGGTCGGGAACCGTGTTCACGCCGCCCGTCGCATCAACCCAGACCGATGCACCCGGGAACCGCTCGATAAACGCCACGATGCGCGAGAGTAAATTCTCCCAAGGCATCCGGTTAAATCGATCAATCGCGATCTGCTTGCCGTGAGCTGTCAGCGCGGTGATGACTGTGAAGTCGTTCACTTTGGCAAGGTCTAGCCCGATGCTCGCCGCAATGCCCTGCCCGTCGCTGGTCAGGACGTTATCGACGCCCATGAACACGCCGCCCGCGTCGTCTAGGAACTCGGCTTCGTACTCTTGACGGAAAAGGCGTTCCGGCATTTCCAACCGTGCCTCTTCGATCTCGCTCGCTGGCAAAAAAGGATTAAGGCGCGTCGGCTTTTGCCAGCTTGCCCAGTTGGGCTTCTCCGGGTCTTGGCCGTTCGTGTAGGCAGTGAAGAAGTACCCTTTGCCCTTCGGGGTGCCGCACAGCCATAGATCGCCGATAAGGTCCGTCAGCGTGGCCCTGATCGCCGCATTGTAGACCTCGCCGAGATTCCGTACCAGTCCCGCTTCGTCAATGATGACCCGTTTGTACTTGCGGGATCGACCGGCTTCTGGATCTTCAAGCGTCCAAAAATCGATGTGGCCACCCGTGACCAGCCGGATCACCTTGTCCGTCAGGTTTGCGCTGGTGATAATCGGAGCGAGTCGCCGTCGGCACTCTTCGAAGACCTCGCGAAGCAGTTTGTAGCTCGGAGCGAAATAGCCAACTGGCTGGCCGTCCAGTGCCGTCTCGCACAGTAGCCGAGTGACGAAGAAGGTCTTGCCGAACCTGCGACCGCAGCAAAGGACGTTATATCGCTTCCGGTTCTGCCAAATCTCGGTCTGCGCCGGATGAAATTTGGGAAGGCTGACTGTCAGTTCCATACACCACGCGAACGGTCATGCCGCCGCTATTTTCGCTTTCAACCTTTTCAGTTGGCTTGCCAAGTATCCGGTTAACGAGGTACTCGTTGGTCTGTCGGCAGGGTGGCTTTTTGTAAACCACTGTCTCGCCTTCTGCTGTAGTCTCTTCGACCTTCACACCGCCAGCAAGGATCAAAAGATTGTCGATGATCTGCGGCAGTCGGTCACGGATTTTCTTTTCCGCTTCACGCACCGCGCTTTCGTTTACGTCTCTGGTCTTTTTGCGGCCTGAATTAGGTCTAGCCCCGCCGTGAGTTGCCATTCGTAAATTGCCTCCTTAAATTAAGATTTCAAGTTTAAAAAATGCCCCATCCGCGAAGTAAGAACGAACAGGGCGAGTCACTGCCTCAAGAGCCACCGATCAAAAGCCGGTTTGACTGGATGAAGTATGGTTTCTGGACGGGTCACCGGCCTCTACCGGCGAGTTCGTAATCGTTGATCCGGGTCGCCAAAGATCGCCGTCCAGAAACAAAAATACCCGTCTCTCAGACACACTGAGGGCGGGTAGGTGATTTATTATACGCACAAGACGACGGAAAAGCAACACGATTCTCAAAATCCAGCACAATTACCAGGTTTTACGCTACTTTACATTTTTTCTTGCATTCCGCGTAAGACTGCGTTATAGTATCTACGTCGCTGAGAAAAGCGACCAGGACAAACCGACATGAACAAAACCAACACACTCGCAGGATTCACTTTCCCCGTAACTGACGGGAACACCGTTTACCGATTTGATCAGATTGAGCGACTGGTCTGTGACCACGCTGACGGCGATGCTTACGCCGTAGGAGACGACAACGAAGGCTGGACTATCCGAGTTCGCCAGTACGCCATCAAGCCTTCTATCGGATCAGGCTGGACCGAGCTGGAGGCATGGCAGGACGCCGCCGAAAAGATTTTGAACGGTGCCAACGGTTCTGGATACTCCAACGATGACTCTTGGGACGATCTCCACTCTGCCACCGAAATGTTGAACGATGCTGACGACGAAGACGCCCGAAAGGTTTGGCAGGAACTCGTAGACATGCTCGTGGCCGCCGGAGCAACTCTATGAAGCCCACCACCGAATTCGTCAACGCCACGATCAGACTCCCGCGAGAATTGCGGGATTCGATTCCACCCGAATACAGCCTCTCAAAATTCATCCTCACCGCCATCCGCGAAAAGCTAGAAAAAGACCAACGAAAATGAAAACCAGCCCATTCGTCCAAATCACGACTCGTCAACTGCTTGCAGATCTGCGGGCCAATAACCCCTGCAATAGATACAAATCGCTTGTACGACATGGACGCACAGAAATCTACTCCCGCCCTGATTTTAGCGTGGTCCCTTACAGCAAATTGACAGACTATTGGGCGTTTTGTGGGTACGCAAATCAGTATTGCGAGCGCCCCGAAGGACAGCGAGTTTTCATCTAACGCCGCACCCCTCCCCAAAATCGCCCCGCATTGCCGTCTATTTGGCGATTTGCGGGGCCTTTCTGTTTCTTGGCACTTCAGACACGTGGGTTAGCGTGAATTTTTCTCAGGCTTAACATACCAAGGCACTTTGTCAAGCTCCGTCTCAATCAAAGCCATTGCCTCGTTGAGTGTGTCTTGAACCTGAATGAGCCACGGCCCGTAGTCGTTCTCCCTGTCGCCGGGATAGATTCGGTCGATGAGATAGACCGACGCGCAGTTCTGAATCGGCTTCGGGATCTTGCCGAGAGCGTTCTCTACGGCGCACCAGCAGATTGCTGCCACGTCGTCCGTTTCGTCGGTTGATTGCTCCGCGCCTTTGGGTTGGCACATGGATGCACGCTTGGTGCCCCGCTCAAACTCGTACCAGAGTTGGACCGCCGCTTTCCAGCCGGGTCGATCTGCCGTCAATCGTGCTACTCGCTTCGTTTGTGTTGCCATGTTCTTTTCCTTTGTCGTCGCTTAAAGTTCCTCGAATACCGCCCGCTGATTGAGCAGGTAGGTGTCCGTCAAATGCGATTTTCCAAAACGATTTTTTGCTAGTCTTGCCACCGTCACTCCGTCCATCTGAAACTCATTAGGCAAAGCCTTCCAAGTTGATGAATCCTTCTCCACCCGTTTGAGCGAAAGATGAATTGCGCAGTCCTCCTCCCAGACTCGGCTACCCTTCGTGACGTCTTTGCCTCCGGTGGTTGACTCGGTGACCTGCGAACCGATCCAGACGGGGATCTTCCATCTGGCCGCCGACCAACGTAGAGCAGCCGCGCACTCGGTTGCGTGTTCGTATTCGCTCATACGGCCTTTTGCGCGGAGCTTTTGGGCGTAGTCGATAAAAACCACGTCGAACGGGTTGTGGCTTGACTGGCGGGCGTCTAGCCACCCTAAAACCGGGTCTAGCAAGTAGCCAAACCTCTCCTCGGTTGTGTCATGGATAAAAAGGTCATAGCACCGGACCAGATCCATCGCCGCATCCCACTCTTCGGCACCGGGTCCAACCGGCCGAGTGCCGAATCCCGTGAGCTGCCGCATGAGCCGCTCGAGAATGTCCTCCCCGTTGAGGTCAGCCATCGTGATGTAGCCGACCCTTAGGCCTGATGCCGTCGCGTTCCAAGCCGCTTTGAGCATCCATGCCGATTTGCCGGTGCCGGTGTATCCGCTGACGACTCCCATCTGACCAGCGCGAAGACCTACGCCCGCTGTGGCATCGTCGATGAGCCGGTAGCCGGTTTTGACGCCATGCCGGGCCCTTTTCTTAGTGAACTCATGAACGTTTCCTGACCGGGCCATTGAAGACGCTGATGCTCTAGCAACGTTCGTAAGATCCGACAGTAGCGAATCAAGCGTGTGTTCGGGTACCCCGGCCTGTTTTCCTATTTTGGAAATCTCCCGACGTGCCCATTGTTCGCGGACGATGGTTGCGTAGGTGTCAGCGTTTGCGGCCGACGGCACGAACTCGACACACTGCGTGATGTAGTCCTCGCCGCCGACATCGATCAGCTTGTTACCAAGTTGGTTTGAGATCGAAACTAGGTCCAGATCCCGGCCCGCGTCAGAAAGTTCTTTGGCGGCAAGGAAGATCGTTCGGTGAGACTCGCGCCAGAACCATTTAGGGTCTATCGCTGCGGACATTCGGCGAGCTACGGGCTTACCGAGAAACATCGCGCCAAGGATTGCTATTTCTGCATCTACGTTTGGTTCCATTAGTTGTACTCCGGTTTGACGTAAGGCTTCCAACCCTCGCCCTCTTGTTGCGGCTGGTTCGCGTTTCTGCTTTGCTCCCAAGTCCTAACCGCTGCTTGCCAATCTTTCATAGGGGATTTACCGATTAGCCACCCTTTCATTTCGTAGTGATCGACGAATCTTTCTGACAATGATTTTCGTTCGCGTTCTGGGATTTTTCCACGCTCGTCCATGTACGCCAAGACCTCTTCGGACGTAGGTTTTCGGAAATTCTTTTTTCGCCCTATACTCCCTTCCATTCCCTTCCCTTCCATTCCTAGGACTACTGATCGTTGATCGTTCTCGGAACGTTCGTCGAATGGTTGTCGAATTTGTGTTAAATTCTTGGCACTTTGAACCTGAGGGAGAGGATATTTACGCGTTGGCTTGTCGATCTTTTGATGCTTCCACCCTGTGACGAGCCAATATGACTCACCCTCGGCTTCGTACTCCATCAAAAGGCCATTCGCTATCAATTCGTCGATCATTCGGCGAATGGTCGCCAACCCATCGGCGAATTCATCGCCGGGGAAAACCTCCATTTTCAGCCGCTTAACGGACGCCGTATGCACGCCGTAATCATCGCAGAAATTCCACATTCCGAGAAAGAGAAGTCGAGCATCACGGGAGCAATTAGCTACCTGCTCGGATGACCAAAATTCAGGTTTAACTGTTCGTATTCTTGCCATTAATACTTCATCCTCTCCGCCGTCGCCAGCACCTTGAGCATCCGCCGCCATGCGTGGTAGCCCGTCTTATACGCATCCGTTTGGAAAGTCGCGTACGTGACCAACGGACAGCCTTTAATGGTCGGTTTTGTTTGCGGCTCAGTCTCAATCTTGCGAACGTTAGCTGTCACTTGTTGCCACCATCCCTCGCCGCCTTGATGCCTTCCGCGTAGTGGACTAGCTCGTCATGTCCGCGCCATACGATCACCTTCCCCGTGTCGATCCTTACCGAGCCGAACTGCTTACTAAGCGACCAGCCGATTGAGGCTAGGTATTGCCATGCCTCGGGGTAGGTCACTTGCTTGCCTCCGCTATCGCTTTCAGGATTGGGTAAATCTGAGCTGGGACTACGGCGTTACCTAGTGCCTTCAGTCGGTTAACTCGGTCCATCCGACGGGGAAGTTCATCATCACCTCGACGAACTCGGGGTTCAAGCCTAACCGTTGGACTGATTCCCCATTCTCGCCAATCGCTTGACCTATCGCTCCAACCAACATAGTGCCGGGCGTCCCGTCTATTTCCGATGGTATCAGCGGTCGTACTGGCTTGCCCATTTGAGATGCGGCTGGCGTAGGCAACATTTGCGCCGCCATTCTCTCGGCCAGATTCGCACAACCGCCGCCCCGCTTCTTTTGCTGTTCCCGCGTCTTGACTATCTCGGGTTTCGCCGCATGATAATCTTTCGCATCCCACGCTTGCGGAGTGGGTAGCAGTTCCCCCCGTCGCGCCCTCGCTTCTAAGCAGTTGCTCTGCTGAGAGTCCCCCTGCAACCTGTACTTGTGTTCGCTGGAAGTCGGAGTAGGCAACATCTGAACTGCCAAAGCTAGCGGTTTTGATGCGTGTTTCCCGTCCTGCGTTCGGGCGCTCCATGTCTCGGCGTTCTCGCCAGTCATCTTCTCCGAGCGCGGAGTAGGCAACGATGAAAACCCGATTTCGACGGTGAACCGCTCCGGTGTCGGATGCTCCATAACAAGCCCATCCCACGCGGTACCCCAACGTGGCCAGGTCATCGACCACTCGCCCGAAGAATCTTCCAGATTCAGAGCTAAACAATCCTGGGACGTTTTCTGCCAACACCCATGTCGGTCTCGCTTCCCCCACAAGACGCCTGAATTCTCCCCAGAGATCACGCTCGTCGCCAGACGCCTTACGGCTTCCAGCAAGGGGGTGGGGCTGGCATGGAAAGCCACCGCTGATGAGGTCAACGCCTCTGAATTCTGTTCCGTCAAATGTTCTAACATCGTCGTAAATTGGGACATGGGGCCAGTGCTTGGCTAAGACTTTCTGGCAGAACGGATCACGCTCAACAAACCCAACGTGTTCAAATCCCGCCCATTCGGAGGCGATGGCGATCCCGCCTATTCCTGCAAATAGTTCTAGATGGGTCACTTGCTGTACTCCTCGTTGATATGCCGAATTGCCCAAATATCAAGATTGCCGCTGGCGAAATATCGCGCCCGGTCGTCAAGATCGGCTAACGCCAACTTGTTCGTTGGGTCGTGGGCCAACAATTCTTGGGGTGTTCGTGGCGTCTTCTCGCCGCTGTTTTCGTGGTTGTAAACGTGCTTAGCTGTCCACTCTAAGCCGCTTGGAGTTAGCGACCCTTCCGCGTTAAGTTGGTTGGCAATCTTGGTCGCCGAAAGGCCCTGCTGCCGCAGCTCTAGGATTCGCTCCTTCACTCGTCCCCATCCTTCTGCTTGAGCTGCTCGGCTTGTAATTCAGCTTCCGCAGCTTCGCGACTTGAAAATCGAATACCGTCCCGAGGAACGAATATTGCTCGTCGTCCTTGATAACCAAACGAACCAATTACAAACGATCCGGTGGCGGTTTGGCGCACAACAAAAACGGTCATTCAAAATCCTCCCGATGCCAAAACTGGTAAGGCGGTAACTGTGCTTCGGAAATCCTAATCGCAATACCGGGCGTCTCCCCTCGAAACTTTGATAGCTTTAATTCCGCTACCTGCTGGTCGCCTTCCTCAAAGAAATGGAGATCTGCCATCACGTCAATCAAGCCCTTTACCAAGTTGTCTAGGTCTGGCTTCGTTGTCCGGTATTGGGTCCCTTCACGGCTTGCCTTAGGCCCCGTTTTCTTGTGCGGCCAAATGAACGCCACGGACATGGAAACAGGCCCAGAAAACGGCTTAGGCGGGCGGTGTGGCGCAAGCAGTCCCACCATGAAAGACATGGCTAATTCGTGCGCCTTATCCTTAAAGAACGCGCCGGTAGCTCGATTCTGCCGTTTGCCCTGCGCCGTCGTCGTCGTTGGGATGCACTCAAGAAAGAAAGTCATTTCAATGCCTCCCGTCCGGCGGGCGTAATCCGGTATCGCCAGCAGCCAACATGCTCCACCAGCCCGAGCTTTTGGAGCCACACGACAGCCGGCGCATCAGTGCCGCCCATCGCTATTTCGCCGTTGATCGGCATGGATGCCAGCACGTTTCTTTGCGCGACGGTAAGGTTTATTTCCACCCTCGCCATTCGTCAATCGCCTCAATGACCGCGATTGCAAGAACGATGAACACCAGCGCGGAAAGCAGGACGCCAACCGCCACAATAAGCGCATCAACTGGGTTCATTCGGGCACCTCGTCGCCGCCGTAGCCTGCTATTACAAGCTCAGTGTGCAAATCCTCGTCTGCCTCTTGTTGCGGGTACTTGCAACTTGCTGAATAATCAGCAAGCCGAACCATCGCGTTGAGCTTCGTTTTTAAGTCAACGATTTCGTCAACCAGCGCGTCCTGATCGGCGGCAAGCTGGCGGTAGCGGTCTGCCTCGGCTTGAGCGCGGGCCATTGTGTCGGTGAGGCTCCTAAGAGCGGTTGTTTTGTCCATAAGGTTTTCTGGATTGCGGTGCCGACTGAGCGCGGCAAAGCTGGTAACCTGATGAAGCGGTTACCTTTGTCGGTGTGTCCGCGCTAGCCCTCGCGCTGTTGTGAGCCGGGGGTTTTTTCTTTTGTAATGCGGCGAAAGATGACCGGCACCGTTTGCCGAGCGATATTGAATTGGTTCGCAATCGCCGTGACGGTTTCGCCAGTCAAGGGCCGATCTCGATACCGCCGCCAAATTTCAAGTTGGGTTTCTTTGGGCAGGGCCATGCAAACCACTATACACCAAAATGCCTACCAGTTGGTAAGTTTTTGGAAAGAACTGGTAAGGTCACGTACGTTAGTATGGTGTTCGTGGCATCAACCGATCCGGTGGCAAGACTAGTAGATGATTCCCTTCATCGACTGGGATTGTCGTACCGCTGGGTCGGTGAGCGCATCGGAAGAAGCCATGTAGTAGTCAGTTCTTGGCTGCGCGGCGAGAGCCGTCCCCGCGACCCGAAAGTCTATTCGCGGATGCTGGAAGAGATCAAAGCTTACGAAAAAGCGCAATTATCCATTGGGAAGCCATTGCGCGTTCGGGCGGCAGGTGTAATATATGTTCCGATGTACACAGGCATTTCCGCAGGTGTTCCGTCCGCAAGTTTCTCCGACGTTGAAGAGATTGCTATTGTTGACAATGGAAGTGGTTTGGAAAAGTGGGCGCGTGTTGTGGACGGAATGTCCATGTACCCACTGCTAGAACCGGGTGACATCGCGATCTTTGAGGCGCGGGAACCCGAGAGCTACAACGTGGTTCACGCTTTCGACGATGGGGAGGACGCGGTAAAGGTCATGGTCCGAGGATCGAAGCCAGAACTACGACCAGTGAACCCGGATTACCCCGTTTTGGACGGCCGAAAGTATTCAGTGAAGGGCGTTCTGATCCAGCGCATCCGCAAGGGCGTCAACGGCGAGACGCACACCAGCACATATCCGCACGGAATGCGGCATGTATTCGGCCCAAAATAATTTTCCAAAAACCTACCAAAAAACCTACCAATTGGTAGGAAAACATGATATAGTTATTCCAAGCCCGCACAACCGGGCCAAGGAATAACATGCACCGACTCACTAGCAACTTCCCGTCTTTGTGGCGGGATATCATTTTCGTCTATCTGGCGTTCACTCGCCCCTACCTTGTCCGGGGGCTGGCATGAGCTACGACCAGATCGTCGCCATCCTGACCCGCGCCTCGATCCAGAACGGCTCCGGGTTTACGCTCACGGCTTGCGCCCAGTTCATCCACTCGGTTCAGAAGTTTGAACCTGAGATCACCGACGCTTTTCTTGGTTGCATGGCGCACAAAGGTCAGCCAGCGCCTACCCGAATCGCCCGCGACGTGGAAGAAGCCCTTCGGCCGGTTATTGGAGGTGCGCGATGATCCAGCGCGCATTTGACCGCTACAGCCACTCGCCCATCTTTTGGGCGTTCATCGTCCTGCTTCTGATCGTATCGGCGGGACTCGCTGGCACGATGGACCGAGCCAGCGCTGATGCACGTGGCGAAACGGGAGTGACGCGATGACCGCCGCCGAAATTCAGTTCCACAGCCAGCGTCTGAACGTCAATCTCACTCCTGAGATTCTTGCCAAGCCCGTTGTGGAATTTGACGAGACGATTGAGGTTGATGGCGGCTACGAAGAGTATTGCGGCCAGATGGTTCAGATGCCAAGCGACTCCAAGACGATTGGCACCAACGTCATCACCAAAGGCGATCTGGTGGCTCGAGCCGCGAACCGTACCGAGTACCGAGCATTGGCTTGCGAGGTGCGCGAGATTGGACCCCGCTGCAACGACTGGCAGGAATTCGTTGACACGACCAAATACCTGACGTGGCCCGAGTATCGACTACCTCAGAAGCCGTATCCGGTTAGTGACTGGTGCCCATTCAAGGACGGTGAGAACTGATGCCGAAGTTCACGCCGGGACCGTGGGTTCAGTGGGTTTGGCATAACACGATTCACGCTGGCCCGGTCGCCGAAAACACCGAAGGCTGCATCCGTGGCGGTCGTGGCGAAATCTGCGAGGTTCGCGAAGATGAATTCGACGAAGAAACTGTAGAAGCCAACGCCCGCCTAATCGCCGCCTCGCCCGATTTGTACGAGTTCGTTACATGGGCCGCTGAGTCCGACATTCTGAGAGGCACTGGGATGCAAGCTAAAGCCGAAACCCTCCTCGCCAAAGTGGACGGTGATGCATGAGCGACTTTTGGATTCAGCTTGCGCTTGGCATTGCCTTTTTCTACCTCGGGACCAAGGTTCCTGACCATCGACAAAACGACCGAAACGAACTCCGAAAGGACGACAACAACAAATGAACACCGAACTCGCAACCCTTGATAACTCAGACAAGATTCTTTCCGTCCTCGTTGACGGCGATCTTGCCAAACTCACCGCCACCGAGCGCGTGAACTACTACAACGCAGTGTGCGCCAGCGTTGGGCTGAACCCGCTCACCAAGCCATTCCAGTTCATTTTGCTGAACGGCAAGCTGACGATGTACGCCCTCAAAGGCGCAACCGATCAGCTACGGTCCATCTACGGAGTCAGCATCGACCCACCCAAGATTGAGCAGGGTAATGGCTGGATTACCGTCACCGTTACCGGAGTGGACAAGACCGGCCGCCGCGACTCTGAGATCGGTGTAGTGTCCGAAAAAGACATGCAGGGCAATTATGCCAACTCGCTCATGAAGGCTGTTACAAAGGCAAAGAGACGCCTTACGCTGGCAATGTGTGGGCTTGGGATGTTGGACGAGACTGAGGTCGAGACGATCCCCAACGCAAGGGTAGTGGATGACCGCCCCGCGCCGTCTGCGCTACCTGCGAACGCTTCCGAAGGGTTGCTAAAACAGAACGCAACTCGCATCCGAAAAGACGACTGGCGATGGGAAGCATCCAAGGTCAAGGAAATGAACAAGGCAATTCAGGACGGTGGAGACGATCCTGCCGAGGTCATTAATTACGCCTACGAGCAGGGAGTCAAAACGCCCGAGCAGTTCCAGCGGGTTTGGGGGTACTTCCAAGAGGCTGAGTGTTCGTTCCGTGGCGCGGTGGATTCACTGTTTGGCACCTACGACCCTGCCGAGGACACGATTGAAGCCGAGGTGGTGGCATGAGCTTAAAGAAAGAATACGCGTTCCCCATTCCTGACGGTGATGGTTGCGGTCTTACCAAACTGGAATACGTCTCGTGCGCGGTGCTTGCCGCGCTTATTTCTAACCCAAACCTAATGACTACGGAAGACATTGAAGGGTCAAAATGGGACATTGCGACTGCCGACGAAGAAGTGATCAACTTTGCAATTGAGATGTCCAAGGGCTTGTTGAGGGAGTTAGCATGAACCGCATCATTCTAATTGGTCGCCTTGTCCGCGACGTTGAGAAGAAGACCACGGCAACGGGCAAGACGTTTGCCACCATCACCGTGGCCGTACGCAAGAAGATCAAGCCGACCAACCCAGACGAGAAGGATTCTGATTTCTTTAACTGTAAGGTCTGGGGGCAGTCCGCCGAGTATGCCGCTGGCTACCTTGCCAAAGGATCGCTAGTGAGCCTTGAGGGGCGCATGGAGAGCCGCAAGTACACGGACAAGGAAGGGCAGAACCGGGAGGTCTGGGAGGTGACGGTTGACCAAGTGAGCGGGCTGGACAAGAAGCCCGGCGGCAATCAGGCACCGGCACAAGCTGCCAACGACCAGGAGTCATATGATCCCTTCGCGGAGTAGAGACATGAGCGAAACCGAAAACACGATCGAAGTTGGATCGCCGCTGTTGCCCGGTGATATTTCTGTATGCAGGATGGCGGGCGTAAGCAAAATGCTAGATGCCGGGACGCTTGATTGCAGAAATTGCACCCACATCATCCGCAACGGCACGATTCTCAAAGTGGTGCCGAAGAAGGAGCCTCAAAAAACGCTTGTCGTTGATGGTGCTACGTACCAGCATTGCCGATACGAGTGCGCGACTCACTTCTACTATCCAGAAACGATCTGGGAGATCAATACTGCGCCGCCAGTTTCAATGCCTGTAATCTTGGTCAAGTCTGCTCCCGAACCCGCCGCCGCGTCCAGTCCGAGCAAGGCCCGAAGGTAATCCCAAAATGAACTTAGAACAGCTTAAAAAAATCTTCCGACACGCCACTGCCGAGACGTGGCACCAACATCGAAACCCAGACGGCACTGTCGGTGGGTGGGTTGAAAACACGGCGAGCGTAGCAATCTCGTGTATGGTCTCTGGCAACGCCCAGGTCTCTGGCAACGCCTGGGTTTCTGGCAACGCCCGGGTTTCTGGCAACGCCCAGGTCTATGGCAACGCCCAGGTCTCTGGCAACGCCTGGGTCTATGACAACGCCCAGGTAGCCCATCGGTCAGACATCCAGTGGATTACTTCAATTGGATCTGAATCGGGCACATTGACGTTGATTCGCCATAACCAGTACGTCATCAGGGGTTGCTTTTGCGGAACGTTGGATGACTTTAAGGCGGCAGTAGCCAAGAAGCAAGAGAACGACGCCAGCCGATCGGAATACGAAGCCCTGTTTTCCTATCTGGACTTTTGGTTCAGTCAGCCGTTGCGGGGCAATTACAGCAAGCTTCAACTTGAGGCCGAGGGGTGAAGTCATGAGCAACCAAGACAAACTGCAGGGCCTCGACCCGCAGTTCAGGTCCACGTTTCTGCTGGTCAAAGCAGAGCTGGATCTGTGGCTCAAGGTTCACGCACCCGGAAGATTCGTAATCGTTACCGAGGGTAAAAGATCGCTTGCTCGTCAAGCATGGCTTTACGCCCAAGGTCGAACGCGGCCGGGGCCAAAAGTCACATGGACAATGATGTCCAAGCACCTCAAAGGGCTTGCCGTGGACATCGCTTTCGGCGGCGGTAATCCCTACGAGATCACTGACGAGGCATGGGACTACTACGGTCACTTATGCCGTAAGCACGGATTGGTTTGGGGTGGAGATTGGAAGACGCCAGACAAACCGCACTGCGAGGCTAGAGCGTGACTATCACCAAAGTTGAAGGCACCGCCGCGCAGCTCGAGGCACTTTACCTCGCCCTAGCTGATCGGCAGCTTAATCAGTCGTCTTTGCTACCCGCGATTGCCGATGCGATTGAGCGGGCAGGCGACGGCACTGCCGAAGTGGATGAATGGGACATTACTAATCGGGGACTTTACGTCATGTACACGGCATGGGCCAGCCTCGGTCACGGGCGATACAGGCCGCTGGGCGAGGCATATGCGCGATGCGCGGAGGTTTGGTGATGAGTCAGTACACCGTACTCCGATACATGGCAAACGAGTCCACCGAGGAGTTTGTGAACGTCGCCGTGATTGCGTGTGACAACGATGGGGCAATTTACCGAGTCATTGAAAACACGGCGCGGGCAGAAGCGTTTCTCGGCAGGCCGATTGACATTGAAATGATCAACCAGGTTTGCAAGTCGTTGGCTACTCCGATTTATGAGGCTCAAGGTGTCGCGTGGACAACTCCAGATTCAATCCGATACCGCGCCCAGTTTGACTTTCAAAACGTGTTGCGGTTGCGTCCGCTCGCTGGATCAATCGGAACGAAAGAAGAGCTATTGAATTGGGCCAATGACCATTTCCTTTGTTGGAAGGAGGAAGATTGAAACCCGAACCCCGCGACGTGGTGACGATGGAGCCGCTACTACTGTCGGCTCCTGACGCGGCAAAGGCACTTGGCGGCATCAGTGTGGACTTATTGAAGACGCTACCGGTTGATCGCGTTCGCTTGGGCAATCGCGTACTTTTCCCGGTTGATGATCTTCGGGACTACATCAAAACTTGCAAACATCAAATACAATCCCATGAGTGAGACGACCGGGACAGGGAACGCAACTCAAGGATGGACGCTGGCGGATTGCCCTAGCCCTGCGTGGCGAGCATCAGCAGAAGCTCGTCAAATACTTTGAGGCTCCAACCCTTGCCGAAGCCAAACGAAAGCGCGAAACGTGGCTCGCTCAGAACGGCCGCCTTCATCTTCCCAGTCTTAGCGGCACCCTATCCGAACTGTTTGAAATCGTTCGCTCAAGGATTTGGGCTGACAGCGGAGCCGATCACCGCGCCGCGATGGACCTCTATGCCAAGCAGTGGGAAAGCCTTGCAGGTAGATCCAACGTCGCTGACCTGACCGCGCCGACGCTCACGCGCATCCATGTCGCGCAGTGCATTGGTAAAAGCTCGAGCACCATCAGCAAGCACCGACTCTGCATCAAGCAAGCCCTCGCCTTTGCCGTGTCCGATTTGGGATGGATTACGACCAATCCCGCCGAGGACATCAGATCCCCGAAGCCAACGCAAACGAAGCTGACCTACCCGCCGATGACACGGGAAGAGTACGAACGGATGCTCAGTCTTGCCGCCCCGCATTTGGTTGTGTTCTTTAGGTTGATGGGAGAATGCGGTATGCGCCCCATTGAGGCCAGCCGAGTCAAGCCGTCCGACCTGCACGTCGTTTCTGATCGGTGGCTTGTTCGTATCCCGAAGTCCAAGACCGCCGCCGGGATTCGCAGTGTTCCGGTGACCGATGAACTGGCGCGATTGATTGAGACGATCCCCGATGACCCGTGGCCGGGAATCGCTGACCCGGTAGACCACATGAGTAAATGGTGGCGGCAACACTCAGAGACGCGCATGTACGACCTGAGAGGGTGGAGAGCCGACGAATGGCGACGGGCAGGAATCCCCGACCAGCTGCGAACCTACTTGCTGGGGCACACCAAGACCAGTTTCACCCAGCGGGTTTACGAGGAATTGTCAGGCGCAGACGTGCTAAAGATGTTCGGCCGGTAATGGGTTTGGTATGGGGCAATCCGCGTCAATCGCTGAAAACCGGGCGGTTTAGGTTCAAATTTGGGGCGGATGATGAGAATTGAACCCACGGCCTCCTGAGCCACAGGCAAAACGACCAAGTTCACCCCATTACCTATTGATGGCAATTTAGCCGCTGGGAGCCGCTACAGATGGCTGGGCAGGTATGGGGTTGGTAATGGGGCAACCGTGAGTGATAAAACGTCCGGTTGTCGCCCAAGTCTATGATAATCCGAAGTGCGGGTTGGGATTATTCTCAGTTGGATTCCATCTTGTACGCCCACTCGTTCTCATGGAATGCCCCGTCAAAGAAGCTGATCCACTCCGCTTTGAACCGTCGCACCGAGCCGTCTGAGCTTTGCCGCATCTCAACAATCCACCCGCCGATATGCGCCGCCAATCGCTTCTTCCGCATGAACGGTGACTGATCCATCGTACATCCAGCCTGAACCATGTGAATCCCTCGGTAGTACAGATATTCGGCCTTGTGGTAGTGGCCCAGAATTAGGACGTTGGGCTTTGTGCCGCCGGTGAGTGAGTTGGCAATCTGTTGAGCCGTGTAGCTGACCGCATACGCCGATCCACCGCCGGGGTGCATGAGCCTGATGACCGTCTGCCCGTTGTCAGCGGGAATCACTACGTCATGCTCCATGTAGCCAAGGTAGACGAGATCCTCGCGCCCCTCTTCCTTGGCGTAAGACTCTGCCAGCTTCCCGATGTCGATGCCTTCGCGCTGGGTGTACCAACCTTCGTGATCGTCGCCAGCGATGAAGTAAGTGGTAATGCCCTCGCGCTGGGGATAGTTCTTGGCGAAATACCGGCACTGGTTCCCGGCACCATGTACGTTCAGGTCACTCTTATTGAACCGCGCTTCTCCGTCGATCCAGTTGCCCGTGTTGTAGACGGTGGTAATGCCTTCGGCGGCAAAGATGTCGTACAACGCGTTGTCCACGTCAGGCCGCGCGTACCGGCTACACATATGATTGTCCGAGATCACGCCAAACCGAATTAGCTTGCCGTCGTACTCGTCAAGATCAATGGGATTGTGGGGGAAGTGGGACGACGTGCCGCCCTCTGGTTCGTACTTGCGAACGGTCTGACCGTCAGACTCGATCAGGTACTGCTCGGACTCAAGCGTCGCGATTGCCTCACGAATGGCGCGGGGCGATGAGTCCAGCTGGTCCGCGATGGAGTAGATGGTCTGAGGCGAATAGGTCAGTAATCGCCACACCTTTTGAGGCGATACGGGTGGTGCCTCTTCCCTTGGTGGGATGTACGGCACCGTTGCCGTAGGTCGTATCTGGACTATCTTTTGACTGCGAGTGATCTTGCCGTCGGCGGCGAGTTGCTTAATCTTGCACGAGACCGCGTCGTATGAGCGTTTGAGTTGGGCGGCAATTTGGGAAGCTGTAAGGTCTACGTTGAAATGGTCACAGATGAACTCAACTTCGGATTCCTTCCATGGTGATGCTTTCATAGGCCCTCACGCTAGTCGAAGCCACCGCCGGGGATGAATCCAGAGACGCCAACCCGTCATTGGTCAGCCCTCTCAAAAATGAACCGCTTGGAAATGTCCGGCGGCAGGATCAGGTTAAGCACCCCAACCGCATCCCGGGCGTCGTCGTAATCCCGCTCGCTGAGGTAGACGACGAACGTTGCCGCATTGGTAATGGGCCACAAGAGCCGGACGCCGATTCTACATCTGATTTTCATTGCTTCCTCTTCACTCCAAGATTGCTAGGCGACAGCCAGCCCGTGATAGCCGCTACAACCGCCGCTACGTATGTTTTGGCCGTCCAAGGCTCTTCCGATAGGGACAGGACAGTAAGCCCCGCAGTGAGGCTTAGAATGACTTTGGTGATTTGATATTTCATTTGGCTTTGGACTCCATGACCTTCAATCGGTCGTCAAATTCTTTCTGCTTGTCGCGAGACGCTTTGCTCCCAAACAGGTCAATGGTGTCAACTCGGTTGATGGTCTGATACAGCGTTGTAAACAGCCAGACAAAGCATCCGACGGTGGGCAGCGTGAAGGCAAAGACGCCCGCCCACGCCCGGTTCATGCCTTCTTTGCGGTTGGAATTGGTGCCCTCAAGCGATGCGAGCCGAAGCTCAATACTGCCAAACCGAGTGTGATACTCGGTCTGGATCGTGTCTAACTTGGATTCGATGCGCTGAAGGGTGACTCGTATCAGTTCGTTTTCATCAACGGGCATCACACAATCACCAGCTGCGTCGTCGCCGCCGTACCGCTAACCTTGAGCTTTGCCGAGACGCCGCCCGTCAGGTCAATGTCGGGATAAAGCAGACCCGAGTCCTGAATGGCAAAGTTCTGATCTGACGTCGAAACCGCACCGTCCGGACTGACCGCCTTGGGATCGTACATGTAGTACTTCACCACGTCGGTCGAGTTGCCGCCACCAAAATCAGCGTTGCCCTTTTGGTTGGTCGTGTCGCCTCGCTGCGACCACGAGAACCCGCCAAAGTCCCAGATGTACGCGGTGTTATAGTTGGTGTCGGATCCAACGTGGTAGCGACCCTGCCCACCGTTCTGCGTGCTTTGCCCGTTGACCGAGTACAGCACCGATCCTCGGTGAATCGTCTCGCCTTGGTTGGTTCCCCACGATCCCGACGTTCGGTAATCAAGGTATGGCGCCGACGTCGAAAGACAGCCGTTGCGATTGGCAATCCAGTTGACGTTGAGGATCCGGCCGCGACGGAAGTTGAATCCATCCGACTCGTTGTCGTTGGCCTGACAGTTGAACAGATAGATGTAGGCGGGAAGTTCACTGTAGAAACCAGCGTTGCCCGAACCCGTTGAAAAGCTGAACTGACAGCTTTCAAATGCCAGCAACGGATAGAAGTTTCGTTGAACTAATCCGCCGCTCACATAAGCTCCACTAGCAGTTGAGCTGTTGAGCGTGAACGTGGTCGTTCCAGTCACCGTAATCACCCACGTGCCATTGGCTGCAGTGTTGCCTGTTACGCCGACGATGGTCACCGAGTCGCCCGTGTTGTAGCCATGAGCTGCGGATGTCGTGATAGTGATAGTTCCGGGATTACTCGCACCCGTGATCGTCTTGTCGATGTTAGAGGTGTAGAAGCATCGATCACCGTACCGGAAGATTCCGCCCTTTACCCAAAGTTTGAACGGCGATTCTGCCATCTGGCCATCAACCGAGTTTCGGCAGAAGTCAATGGATCCATCAGCGGGAGTACCCGTTCGGGCTAGATTGATGATGTAGGCATAGGCGACATAACCACCCGATGAATACGCTCCGTTTCCGGTCGTACCATCAAGCGAAAACTGGTTCGTGCCTACGTAGGTGATCGTAAACGTTCCGTTGGCTGCGGTGTTGCCAACCACGCCGCTAATCGTTACCGAATCTCCCGTGGTGAACTTGTGAGTGCCAGAGGTAGTGACAACGATGGGGCTTACGCCGTTTCCGGTCGTGGTAGTCACGTTGGTATTGCCAGCGACGATTGCGGTGTTAGGTGTCGAGTAGACCCCTGCCGTATCCGAAGCCAGAGTCAAGCGAACCGGGCGATTTAGCTTGTCCAACTGGCCAAAGTCAAAGACGGCTGGCGTTCCGGGAGATCCAGCAGTCGCCGGTTGACCTGCTCGCCAAACGGTCGCGCCACGGCTGGCAAGATTGGCCCATCCGGTAAGGTCTGGAAGTTCCATCGAGCTGGTCCATGTGCTGGACGATCGGGTTCCATCCCACGGAATGAAGAGACTGTCAGACTGAATTTGCCCACCGTTCCAACACTGGCCGTTACCGCTTGCCGTGAACTTCCAGCTTCCTCCCGGCTTCATCATGTAGACGATTCGGCGACGCATGGCACCCGAGTTTGCGGTGTAAGTGCCGTTCCCAAGACTGCCATTAAGCGTGTAATTCGTGGAGTCAATCACCGTGACTTGCCACGTTCCGTTAGCTGCCGTGTTGCCAGTGCATCCAGTGATGGTCACGTAATCGCCCGTTGCTAGAAAATGCGCCGAGGTCGTCGTCACTTGGATCAAAACGGCATTTCCAGTCATTGCCGAGATCACGTTGAAAGCCGCTGGTTGAGCTGCTACCGTCAATGAGTTGATGGCATAGAAGATGTCTCGAAGAGCAAGGGCTTTCGTGGTGCCGTTATTAGCGTTGCTTCCTGCCGTATCGTCGATGTAAAGTCTGACCCACTTGGAAGTGTTAGCTAGATCGGTCGGCAACGTGCTGAACCAGTTGATGCTGGTCGTCCACCTTCCGTTGTTGTATCGGGTCATGTTGAACGTAAACGGGGGCGTGCCGTAGCCGCTAGCGGCATAATCGGGCACCGCATTGTAGGCAACCGTCGTCGGTGCGTTGGCATTGAGCGAAGAATTGATCCAGCCGTTGACGTTGCCTCGGCTGACTTCCGTGCGTTGAGTGAAGCCGGTCACTGTCCGATGATCTCCTCAGGGTAGAGCGTGACGGGAGCGGCAGTCAGTCCATAGATGTCTGCTGTCTCACGTGCGCCGCTTTCGTATTGAAGTGGTCCAGTGATGGCTTCGACCTGACCGGCGTTCATCTGGCCTGCTGTCGGCGCAGTCGTGCCTGCTGGGATTTCCTTGATGTAAAGGGTCACACCAGCCGGAACCCAAACCGCATACCCAACTCGCGGGTTATTGGTGGCAAAGAGTTTTACTGGCGTTGCCGCAGTGAGCGCGACCCCCGACGCCGATTGTTTTCGTGATGCGTAACTGATCATTTTTTTAGCTGAATGTGATCCCGTCCGCTGATGTTTTGAAGATCGCGGAACCCCCGACGATGTGTAAAATCCCTATTCGCACGTTTTGAGTCGGCCCCACCGAGAACCGGGCGTCAATCTCGGCATTGTCTAGGCCAGTGAGGTTTGTGGTTTGCTCGGCATATAGCGCGTTGCCGTCAGCGTCGTAAGCCCGCATGTAGACCGTGCCACCGCTTAATCTAAAGGTCATGAGCAGGCCGTCAGGCCGCTCCACAACCGCCGCGTGGCTTGCTGTTCCGATAGTAATTGCCAAGGTAAGTGTCCCGTCCTCTTTGTCCGTGCTGTAAACCTTTGCTGTGCCCGATTCGACCACGCAAACCTGAAGCGTGTTGGACTGGCTGGCCCGCACGTAATCCATCGAAAGCGATGTGATGCCGGTCTTGGTCGTGTCCACTTCCGACCAGCCAAAAGATGCGTTGGCAGAAAAGCCAAACCGCAAAGTTCCAGCCCGAACGTAGCCTCGGGCATGTCTTGAATCGCGTGATACGGCGTAGGCTAGAGGTTGTTCAACAGTGGTCGCGGCCTTCCTGAACGATGTTCGATCTCGCTCGCGGTTCTTAAGGCTCCGGTGCGCTTCAAGGTAGGTTGGTGCCCCTTGCCGCAGTTCAGTCGTGATCGTCTTCGGCGTCTTAGCGTATGGCGTGTTTGTCGTGAACCTGCCCGTGGTATCCGTGGTTGCGTTGCCGATCACGTTGGCAGGCGTCGCCGTTTCGTAGGCTACGATGGTCGCCGATGAAAACGGCAGGTCGGTGTCGAGGAACACTATGCCCTCGGTCCTTGCCCGGAAGTGCTTCGCCATTGCCAGCGGTACTTCGGGTTTGGTGGCGTCGTAGCCCGAATCGTCCCAGACTCCGCGACCGGCACCGGGGTAGGCGTGGACCTCATCCCACATCGCCTGAGCTTTTAGCGTGATTGTCGCATCGTCGGCCTCGGTGTTTGTCCAGTACGTGAAGTCATAAACAAACGGGTTGAAGTTGAAGGTCGCGCCGCCAGCCGACAAGCAGTAGGCTTCAAGCCCGTTATTGTGGAACCCGTCAGACGGGAACGAACCCGCTGGAACCGTTGACCAGCCCGGCGAGTTTTCTAAGAACCCGAGCATGTCGGTGATCGTGAACCAGCGGTAATAATCGGTCCCGCTCGTTACGTCAACGAACGCCATCGCGGGCCAGTCGGCCGGTCTGCCGTCTGAGTATTGAAAGGCATACGGCTGCAGCGTCGTCGTGTCGCTTGGTGATGTCCATCCCGGCCCGTATTTGGCAAATGGCGCGAGAAACGAAAGGTACGCCTTTGTCTCGTCACGGGCGAACTGGATCCAGTCAATATCAAAGCTAGTCCATCCAGTGTTAATCCCGGAGAAGGCAATTGACTCAATGTAATTGACACCCCAGCCAAGCAGGTACTTTTCCTTTGGTCGTTTAGCCGTTGGGTAGCCACCCGGATCCTCAATCTGGAATCTGGAATCTACCGGCTCCACATCGTCGGTCTCGTTGCCCGCGCAGGCAAGATCAAGCCGAACCGTGACATACGTGCCATCGGCGGCCGTCTGCGCGGTCCACGTCTTACCCGCCATCGTCACCGTGACCGTCTGCGTCGCGATTCCGTTGGAACGCCAGCGGATGTCGAGGTACCGGTACCCTTCAGCGATTAGGTCACCGGTGAAAGTCCGCGTGAGGCTTGCCGTACCGCTTGGAGTGAGCCTGACCCGCGTCCCATCGCTGGCAACCGTGCCACCCGATGCGATCCAATTCGTTGCGCTGGATCCGTTGTCTACGACGTAGGTCGTGGCGTGCGAGATCGTGCCCGCGTCCCACTGCTTACCGAGAAAGCAAAGTCGCCAATCTCCCGAGTCTTCGCCCGCGTTGCTCAGTGAATCGACGTCAAGCCACGCGCGAATTGGATACTGCTCAAAAATATTAAGGGTGCGAGACCCGGTGAGGTTAGTATTAGCTTCGTGAACCTCGTTGTAGATTTCGACGTACCGTTGCTTCCAGAGGCTTTGCGTGTTAGTTCCGGTGAACAGGATCGGCGTCACGATCCCGGCGTACTTGAGTAGGTTCAGCTGCAGTTCGGCAGGATACGCGGTATCCCACGTTCTGACCGATGTCTTGGCCTTCCAACTGATCGGCGGGACGACCAGACTGTCGGCAAGGGTGTAGCCACCGCCGCCGGACCCGCTCTGGGTGTCCATGTCGCCCTCAATCGTGATCGTGCCGGTTCCCCACGCGCCCGATGCAGTCAGCGTCTCGCTAAGATCGGTGTCCATTGAGTCACCGTTCAGCACGTGTTCAATGATCAGCTCGCTGGCTTCGTTGCGCCATGCGTTCAGAGACTTATTCCAGAATCCATACCCGCAGACGACATCAGCGGTGAGCGTCTTGGTAACCGTTGCCGTGCCCGCTCCCGCGCAAGTAATCGTGGCCACGATGTCGGTGCCAGACTGGATGACCTCGAAGAATCGAACCCCGTAGCCACGAAGCCCGTCTGAGTAAGCCCCGCCGTATGCCGTGATCGTGCCGGTGCCCGTGTCCCAGATCGGTTCGGTCGGAAACTCGTTGGTATCAATGCGGTCAGGATCGGAGTCGCCGAGACTGTAAACCTCGCACTTTTCCACGACGTCGCAAGTGACCGACCAGTCGCCGCTCATGTCCCAGCTCACTTCTTTGCCGGGAAACAGCGGCGTGAAAGCGTGAGACGTGTACTGGTCGTCCGAGACCGGGGAACCGTCGCCCGTGTCAATCGTCGCGGTGACGTGCTGAGTGATGCCCGATCCCAGCAGATTGTTAGGATCCCGGTACGTCGTGAAGCGAACGAGATAGATCCCACCAAAGAGCTTTGAATAGGCGATGACCCGGAAATCGATGTCGCTGCTGTGGACAAACGTTCCGACGGCCGGTGGCGCGACTGGCACAACCTTGCCGTGAAACGAATCGGTGATGTCGCCGCTCCATGTCAGAGTGCGAAACCGACCCGTGCTAAAGACCGTGGACATTAGGGCACCAGAACCGTCACTGCTGGCGTCTGAGCGGCGATAAACTCACTGCCACCGTAGACAAAGGTTTTGCTGATCGCGGCCCGCAGCTGCGCGGCAACGATGGACTCGGTACCGTAGCCGCCCCGGTTCATGATTGCGCCGCCCGTATAGGTGACATTCCGCGCCACGAACGTTGATCCATCCTCAACGATGAACTCAACCGTCATCGCCGAGATGCGAACATCGCGCCGACCAACCAACCGGACAAGATCCGATGGCCATACGGGCGCGCCGCTCGTTTTGAAAAGCATTTCGCTGGTGAACTGCGAGATGTAGTAGCGAGCCGATACTCGCGGGAAGATCGCCGCCACAACTCGGTTGCATGCATCCTGCGAGGTGAAACGACCATCAATCACGCCAAAGACCAGCGGGGTGCCGGTCCAGTTGGTTGGCCTACTACTTGGCGCGGTGGTCGGATCCTGACTTGCGTCGTCAATCGAATAGGCACTGATGACCTGCTTTGCGCGGGGATCGTAACCCGTCACGCGAACCTCGTTAGCTTCAATCGGTAGCGGACGATCCGAATATGTCCAGTAAACGTCGGTCGCTGGCTTAGATGCCGCCACTGCGTCGTCTCCCGTTCGGTACAGGGTGTAATCAGGCGTTGCCGAAAGCGTGTCCGGGTCTTTGAAGATGAACTGAGGAGCCGCGCCCGATCCTTGGGGCTTCATTCTCCAAACAAAGCCAGCCGCGTAAGTGCCGACTTGCCGCGCCAGTTCATCGTATGGATTGGATCCGATGTCGATGAAGCATGAAAACGCTTCCTGCTGCCCGTCCTTTGGCACCGATGGCAACGTGAACCCAACGTTGTCAAGGTCCATGTTGGCGTTCAGGATGCCGCCAGAGTAGGCTAAGAACTGGACAACCGATTTCCAGTAGTTTGTTGCGTCCTGCGCGTCCGACAGTTTAAGAGCATCAAGCGGGATTCGCTCCCGGAATTGAAGCGTCGACGCTAAATGAAGCTGATCTTTGACCGTGCAGTGCAGCCGGGCCCCTTCGTCGTAGAACGAATCGTCAAACTCAGGCTCCATCATCACGCCATTGATAAGGATGTTGCTGCCAATCTTGACCGTTACCGGCCGATTGCCGAGCGTGGTCAGTAGTGCGACGTCAGAAGCTTCTAGCGTCTCTGGTTTCCAGATCGTGAACCGAAACTCAACGCCACCGGGATCATCGGGGACGCTCAATGTCGGCGACGGATTCCGCATGATGTACGGCGTGATGTCGAACTGCTCGGATGAGTCTGTATCTTCAAAGATGGCGGCGTAGGCGGCGTGGGCCCCGTAGAGAAACGGCGTGTAACTGCCATTGCCAACCAGCGTGGCCTTCATCAGAACATCGCGGATGGAGCCATCTGGCGTGTATGCCGAGCCGTCCGTTTTGACCACAGCAAACGCCGAGATTTTGTTGGTCGTGTCCGGGACCGTGCCGTAGTACGGTTGATCGCCGAAGATGTAGGCGTCGGTCACGCTAACGCCCGGCTCCGCGTTCACTCGCGGTTCAAGCGTGGCCCCGATCGGCGGTGGAACGCTGAGACTGATCGGCAGGCTGGTGACGTAACCCGACGTCGGATATTTCAGGACGGCAAGTTCAACGTTCGCCGAGTGGTTGCGGACCAAAAACCAGAACTTTTCATCGGCGAGAATGACCGGATCAGTGGCGTCTTCTGCGATGTCGGTAAAGGTATGGATAAACCCTTCGCCCGCGCTGATACTGTAGACCAGCAAGTCGCGCCGCCTCATCGGAATGATCAAGTAATCGGCGTATTTGTTGCTGAAATCGCCCGCGATGTTGTAGGAGCCGACCAGTACGCCATCCTTGTAGATGTCAACGGCCCCGGTTGACCAGAACGCCCAAGATACGCCCGCCGCGCCAGTTCCGCCGTTGCTGATCCCGCCTTCAAAATACAGGGCAGATGCCTTATTTTCGACGTTGTAGGCGTAGAACGAAATGAAGTAGCCGCGATTCTTGCCGTAGGTCGAAGACGTTTTCTGTGTCGTCGTGCCCATCCCGGTGCCGTTGATGAGATTGACTGGCCCTGCCCCTCGGTTGTCTGCTTCCTGCCATCCTGCGGCAGTCGCGCTCAGTCCAAAATCCGAGAGTGTAAACCGAGCGTAATTGCCGCTATTGCTTGTGTGCCAGCTTGCATTGAGCGGAGGAGGCTCAAGCATGATCGTCCCGCCGACCGGTTCAATCCATGTGCTGCTGTAGAGAAGCCCGTTGAACCCGAATTTTTCGGCCGTCATTGAGATGCGCGGCGCGGATAGCCGTCGCTGAGCCACATCGACTAGGACTTGTAGAGCGTCGGGCATTATCGAACCCCAAACCGATTCGGCTGGCCCGTGTTGCGCTGAGATGCTATAGAGATGCCGATGGTCTCGTTGTAGACTTCCCGCACGAACTCGCGCAGTTTCTGCTCAACTCGTGAGCCTTGACCGCCACGGCCCAACGCCTGCCCGATTCGGACTGGTGATGCCGCTTCACTGGCAACCGTCCCGCCGCCAAGAATTTGCCGACTGATGTCCAGTTGCTTTTGAGCAATGTCCACCATCTTCGCGGTGTTGTTTGCCGTTTGAGCGATTGGTGAGTCTGGTGCTGGTGCTTGGTCGGCAGTTGGAGCCGCTACGCTTTCCATTGCCTTTTTCTTTTGCTCGGCAATTTGCGCCCGAACATCATCGCCTGCGCTACTGCTATAAACCGTCTTGGCGGCAGTGATGAAATCCATGCCGGTGGTCGCCTTCATGCCTTCATTAATCGCCAAAGGAATCAGCGGC